GTCGGTGGCTCTAGGGGAAACTGGATATAACTATGGAGTCCTGGTGTAGTACCAGTTCCTAAGTCACAAAGTCCGTCACTATTACTAAGTAAAGTGTCAGACATTTCAGAATCCCTCTTTACCGTCCTAATGTCAGCGGAATTAATCCGCTGGACCCATTTACCTTGACAATTGTCTCGGTGATAGGCGACTCTTAGTTGGAATGTCTTAAAAACATCCTTCTTTAAGTCGTCGAGGTTTAATACCTCGGGTAGGATTTCATAACTAAGCCTAGTCATAGGTAGCCAGTTTTTTGCCTCCTTATTTGGAAGACAACTCGCTACTGACCGGGCTCGATATCTGTGTTGCCTAGATGAGAGAATCATCCCTGGGTTTACATTATTGTAACCAGAGTCAATTTTCTCCAAATCTAAACGATGGAGTTGTGATGTTCCATCTTGGAATTTCGCCACTACATATGGGAGATGAAATCGTCTCCAGATTGCAGCAGGATCCTCACAGAATGTGATAGCGTTTGTGGTAAGGGAATCCCCAAAATCCATATTCGAAGTCACAATTATGATCGGTGAAGTGAAGCTCGTTCCTTTCTCGGCCAAATCAGCCATAGGAAGGATATACTGGTTAGTTGAGACCAGTTGAGCGAATTCCACAACGTCTTTACGACAGTGATCTTGACCGAAGTCATCTAATATCACTACTGGTTGGTTTCTATAGCCATCCCAGTGTTGTGTTGCACAGGACCTGGAATAAACCAGATCCTCATCAGCAGTTGAAGGGAAAAGTTCCTGACGGAGGGCATTGCAGATCTCACGAATTCGTGAAGTCTTGCCACTTCCTGGGCCTCCAAAGAGACCAATGACTAGTGGTTCCATTCGTCCCTTGGGACTTTGGAAATACGGGTCGGAAGTGTTGATGAAAGAACCTTTTGCTTTTAAAGCAGCGAGGTTCCCCCCCTTTTGTCGAGAAGTGCCTATACAGGCCGTCTGGTTGGGTACTTTAGTAAGATGAGGATTATAGTTCTCACTCACAAATTCACCAAACCGGGATGAAGCAAAATTCTTCATCTTCTCGTACAATTCAGGATCTTTGGGAATCGTCTCCTCCATAGGACGACAAATCCCAACTTTGTGTTTCTTCAAACCTTCATTAATGAAGGAATCGGGCACTCGGGTCAGTAGACCTTTTGCTTGTTGAAGAGAGAAGTAGAGAGTGACAAAATCATTAAATGACTTGCACTTACTTTCTACCCACTGTTGCATATAAATAGGCATTAGTGGAATGGCCTTGGATTCAAAATCCTCGGGAAGTTCTTGTTTTGCCTTTTGAGCAAAGGTTCCACAAAGGGAAACCTTCAAGATCTTGACCATTTTCGACTCATCTACATCTGGAATATTCCTGATAAAATGAGTCCACAAAGTTAGAAGTGGAAAAGAGGTACATGACCTCCTAACCACAACTTTTCCCTGATTCCGGAGAACTGCACAGTGTAAAGGTTTTTCACCCTTAAGAAAGGTGATCAGTCCCGTATAAACTGTTAAAGCAGCTCCCCAGGCCTGTGATAACTTGGCAAAGTTACGACAGGCGTCTACATGTCGACCCTTTATAGGATCTATACATAGACTCTTAATGCATTCCCCAGCAAGAATTCGCTGGCGGAGAATCTGAGACATCTTACCACTAAAAGACTTGTGGCCGAAGACCAACTTCTTGTTGGACTTCTTGATGTTTCTCAATTCCTTTGTCGTAAGAACAAAATTCTTTTTGACAAAGATGCTGACGGTTCCATTCTCCAATGAGACAGGAACTGGTACACACACAAGTGGATCTAAGATGACCGAAGTCAATCTCAGAACCCATGTGTCTTGCCACGCAGAACGCAGACTCAACTCTCTGAAGAGAGCATCCTCTGCATAATGCAATCCACGGTTTTTACTTACCGTTTTTATCTTGGTTTCATTATTAATGTTGCCAATTTGGAATAAAAAGATAGCGCGATGGCAGCTAACTACCTAGTTGGAAGTCTTCGCATAAAGATATACTATATGGTTTGAATGATCTGAGAAGGGTGGGCAATCCTCCTTTTAACGATCACGCAAAGTATCATAATATCTTGAACACTTAACGTCCGGACTTAAAT